GTTGCCACGAATGGTCTCCATGCACAGGGTGCTGACGCGTTTTCCCTCGCAGATCTAAGTAAGTCTGACAACCTCCCATTGTTTCTTGTTGAGCAGGTACTGGGTTCCGGCTTGTGGTCCCTAGCGATGCTTCGCGTAAGCACGCGGGGGAACACTGAGTGTTGATATGGCAGTCCTCCACTGCTTACGGTTACTAAGGGTAACCGGAAAATCCTCATCGTTCCACTCTGGAGCCTTGCCCTTAAGTGGAGACCAAACCTTTACCGGGAACACCATGTCCCTATCCAGCCGACCTGCAACAAATGAGTAGTCAGTATAGTGCTGTTTCCACAAAGCTGGAATAACAGAATCTATAGACTCATGGTCCAAAATCTGGATGCTCTTCAAAGAGCCAAGGTAGTCCTCGATCGCCAACTGCGTCGAGACGGAAATGCGATATAGTTTTTCAACTAGGAGACGGGTAGCCAACCCTGTCTTCTTGGTGGGGTACTGGCCATCCCCAACCTTCATCGCGAGCAGCATCTGCTCCCTCTCATAAAGTGAGCCGCCCTTTCGGTCTAAGTACTTGCGAAAATCGACATTCGTCTTACGAGTTACTCGAATCCCATACGCTCCTAAAGCTGCGATAATGGGACAACCGGGATATTGAAATGCTAAGGAAAGAGCCTTACACCGCATCAGCTGACGGAGCTTATGCGGCCGCACGTTCGCGTACGTGCGTTGTACCCACCCAAAGTTATTTAAAACCTTGCGTGGGTCTGTGACGTTGATACGATCTACGCGATCAAATACCAGCCCACAGAAGGACGCAGTAGAGATGGTGTCATGCACCTCCACCTTGATGATTAAGCCTAAAAGCGCAAAATCCTCTTCGCCGGGGGGGATCCCGACCATGGTAAAGAGACCATCGTCCCCTTCAACCACTCCACGTATCTTCTTGCATCCATTGCGTTTACAGAAGAACTTCATGAACATTAGGTTTGAAAACCCGTTGCCCAGAGACGTGCACATCTCCCCTGACATTCGACATGCTTCTAACAGCAAGCGAAAGTCCTTAAAGACACAGAGGTTGAGGCCACCTAAGACTTCTCTTACAAGGTGCATGAATTCACAACCCGACGGCAGGTGCTGTGTCATGTATGCATAGAGCTCGAACTCGCATGCCTCCATTAATTCTCTAACAAACAACGACTCAAACGATGTATAGTCGGTTGCCACATATTTGGCTCCTTCGCGGTGTAGTAGACCCATAATATAATCTGGTCTATCGGCTACAGGGATATGCTTGATGAAAGCAGGATGCTTGAACACCTGCTCCTCTATCAACTTGAAGATGGGTCCTACAGCACACTTAAACTCGTCACTGCGGGAGAAAATGCCGCGGCTGTGCTTGTAGGTTGG